AGAGCAGAAATAGCAGCTTTTAAAAAGAGAGTCACTAAAAAACCAGTGGTTAAAAAGAAAGTAGCTAAAAAGAAAGTAGCTAAAAAGAAAGTAGCTAAAAAGAAAGTAGCTAAAAAGAAAGTAGCTAAGAAAAACTTACCTGCGATAAGAAAAAGCACAGAATTGGCAACAACTAAGAAAAACTTACCTGCGGTAAGAAAAAACACAGAATTGGCAACAACTAAGAAAAAATCACCTACAGGTTCTAAATTAGCTCGTGCTGCCAAAAGATTTGTAAGGTCTCCAGTTGGTAAACTTGGTATTCCAGGTGCTCTTGCAACAGCAGCTTATTTTGGTCTTAAAGAATTTGGTCCAGACCAAAATAGATTTAAAGCTAAAAAGAAAACACCAAAAAAGGTTAAGGTTATACAAAAGAATAAACCAACAGGCGGTGGTAGTATTGGTAGAACTTCAATGAAAGATTTTAAACCAAAGACTAAAACCGTAACTGCAAAGAAAAAGGCATCAAACAAAAGATTTGACCCGAGAAAAGCTAATCGTGCAGGTCAGAAATTTGGGCAACGTTAATTTTAATTTAATATAGGAGAAGGAAATGTATCACAGTAAGAAAAAAATGGCTAATGGCGGCACAACTAGAAAATCTCGTAGAGAAAGAGCAGCTATTAGACGTGGTTTAGCGAAAGTAGGTGAATCATCTAATAAAGAGTTTATTGGAAGGGGACGTAATAGAAGACGAAATCCAAACTATGACCCTCGTATGGGTACTGGTAAAAAACAAGATTTTGTTAAGAATCCTTTGAAAATAGATATGAAAGGTATGACACCACCTCGTCAATTATCTCCAGGTGAATCTAAAATTCGTAAAGGTGACATAAACAGAAGTATGCCAGGAGATGCTGGTAATCCCACAACAAGAAAGAAGAAAAAAATAGATTTAAGAAAAAGAAATCTAGCAGGTCAAAGAATGGGTCAACGTAAAGCTGGTGGTACAATCAAGAAGATGGCTATGGGTGGTAAGATGAAACCTGTAGATAAGACAAAAAATCCAGGTCTAGCTAAACTACCAACAGAAGTTCGTAATAAAATGGGCTTTATGAAAAAAGGTGGTTTGACAGACGCTATTAAAAAAGTTAAAAAGAAACAAGCCACGAAAATGTACGGTGGTGGTATGACTAAAAAGAAAATGATGGGTGGTGGTATGACTGTCAAGAAGATGAAGCATGGTGGTAAAGCTGGCAAGTGTCCTCGTGATGGTATCGCTATGCGTGGTAAAACAAAAGCGGGGCGTTAATTATGATGAAATCTAGAGGTATGAGTAGGATAATGAGACCCATAGCTTTAAGAGGTGGTGGTCGAACTAAAAAGCCTAAAGTAAGAGATTTACTTCTTAGAGAAAAACCTCCACTACCAAAAAGAAAGCTTCCAAAGAAAGGTGATAAACCTAAATATACTCCTGCTATGAAAAAAGGTGGTAGCACTAAAGATGCGTGTTATCATAAAGTTAAGGCTAGATATAGAGTTTTTCCTAGTGCTTACGCTTCAGGTGCCATAGCTAAATGCCGTAAAGTTGGTGCTGCTAACTACGGTAAAGGTGGGAAGAAAAAGTAGTGGCTGTCCGTAAGACTAAAAAAGGTCTTGCTTTAAAGAGATGGTTTAAGGAAGACTGGAAAGACGTAAGAACAGGCAAAGCCTGTGGTCGCCAAAAAGGTGAGAAACGTGGTACACCTTATTGCAGACCTAGTAAACGAGTGTCAAGCAAAACTCCTAAAACATCAGGAGAAATGACGGCAGCTCAAAAAAGAAAGCGTATTGCTCAAAAGAAACGAATTGGGCAACCAGCTGGTAAGCCACGTAGAGTATCAGCACTTAGACGTAAGAGGAAGAAAACATAATGGCAACATCAGGAACAACAACGTTTGATTTAGATTTAAACAATATTGTAGAAGAAGCATTTGAAAGATGTGGTTCTGAGTTGCGTACAGGATATGACCTACGTACAGCTCGTAGAAGTTTAAATTTACTTACTGCAGAATGGTCTAACCGTGGTGTTAATCTTTGGACTATTGAAGAGGCTAATGTATCTTTAACTGAAGGTACTATAACTTATAATCTTCCAGCTGATACTATTGATTTACTTGAACAAGTAATTAGAACAGGCACAGGCACAAATCAACAAGACCTTACTATTAACAGAATATCAGCAAGCACTTATGCAAGTATACCTAGTAAAAATCTTACAGGTAGACCTAATCAAGTATGGATAAATAGACAAGCAGCACAACCGAATATAAATGTATGGCCTACTCCAGAGGATGATAGTTATACATTTGTGTATTGGGCACTTAAAAGAATTGATGATGCAGGTAATGGTGTGAACACACAAGACATACCGTTTAGATTTTTACCATGTTTGATAGCAGGACTTGCTTATTATTTAAGTTTAAAAATACCTCAAGCAGGTGATAGGATTCAGTTTTTAAAAGGAGAGTATGAAGAACAATGGGCATTAGCCTCTACTGAAGATAGAGAAAAAGCTGACCTTAGAATAGTTCCACGTAGACAACACATATAGGAGAGAATATGAAGAAAAAAGCTTTTAAAGCTCATATGATGTATGACAAAAAGACAGGTAAGGGCGTAAAAGCTCCTACTATGGCTAAACATTTAGCTTTGAAGAAGAAAGGCTATATACATACTAAACCTAGGAAGAAAAAATGAGTAGGAAGTATGCTTCAGGAAAATATGCACTTGCTGAGTGTGATAGATGTGGTTTTGTGAAGAAGTTAAAAGAGTTGAAAGAAATATTTATTAGGACTACCAACACTAATATTAAAGTGTGTAAAGAGTGTTATGAACCTGACCATCCACAGAATATGCAAGGTATGTATCCTGTAGATGACCCTCAAGCTATAGAGGACCCAAGACCTGATAGAGATTTAGAAGAACAAAGGAATTATCAATATGGGTTTGACCCAGTAGGATTAAATAATCCTTTAAATTTAGAGGGATTAGTAGATAATTTAGAAAGTAATGGCCAAATAGGGTCAGTAACTATTACAACAACTTAGGAGTAAATGATGAATAAAGATAGAAAAGGAGCTAAGGTGACTTACAAGCAACCTGAAAATGTTGCTACACCTAATACAGGTGGTTATCCTGAAAAGGATGTAAAGACTGAAGGTGTGGTTACTCGTGGTAACGGAGCAGCTACAAAAGGAACTAAAGCTAGAGGACCAATGGCATAATGACATATACCGAGTTAGTAGCAGCAATAAAATCATACACAGAGAATGATTATACAACCACAGATGTTAATACGTTTATTAAGAATGCTGAACAACGTATATTTAATACTGTGCAGTTACCTGACTTACGTAAGAATGTAACAGGCACAATGACATCAGGTAACAAATATTTTTCCCTACCTAGTGATTGGTTAGCTACTTTTAGTATTGCTGTTATAAATACTGACAACGAATACACTTATCTTTTAAACAAAGATGTTAATTTTATTAGGGAAGCTTTTCCTGATACTGATTCGGGATTCTTTGGGAAACCTGAATATTATGGTATATTTGATGATGAAACAATGATTTTAGGACCAACACCTAATGCTAATTACAGTTCTGAGTTACACTATTACTATTATCCACAAAGTATTGTTACTGCTGGTAATACTTGGTTGGGCGACAATTTCGATACTGCATTGTTCTATGGTGCATTATTGGAAGCAGCTGCGTTTATGAAAGAAGAACCAGATGTGGTCACACAGTACACAGCAAGGTATAATGAAGTTATGCAGTTATTACAAAATTTAAGTGATGGTAAGAATAGACGTGATTCTTACAGAAGCGGACAAGAGAGGATATCAGTAAAGAATGGATAATAGAGCAGAGATAAAACAGGGTGTTGACTATGATGTACAAACCACATCATTTGGTGGTATGACACCAGAACAAGTAGCAGAGTTAGCTCTTGCTAAAATAATTTATGTGGGTCAAGATGCTAACCCTTTATTGAAAGAACAAGCACTAGCCTATAAAGACAACATTAGGCAAGTTCTAGTGTATTATATGAAACAGGCTATAAAGTCTAATCATACAACCATAGCGGATAAACTGCATAAGGCAGGGCATTCAGAATTAACTAAACTTTTGGAGATATAAAATGGCAATTTCACAAGCGATGTGTACTTCATTTAAAGTTGAGTTGTTGAATGGTATTCATGCGTTTAGCACAACAGTAGCTCGTGGTGACACATCTGCTGATAGTTTTAAATTAGCATTATATACTTCATCAGCTTCTTTAGGTGCTGGTACTACAGCATATACAACTTCTAACGAAGTTTCAGGGACAGGATATACAGCAGCAGGTGCAGCACTTACTGTAGCGACTGTCACATCTTCTAGTACTACAGCGTTATTAGATTTTAATGATTTGACGTTTTCAACAGCTACACTTACAGCTCGTGGTGCGTTAATTTATAATGACACACAAAGTGATAAAGCAGTTGCAGTGTTAGATTTTGGTGGTGATAAAACATCTACAGCGGGAGACTTTACTATAGTATTCCCTACAGCTGATTCTTCTAATGCAATTATACGTATAGCTTAGAAGGAGTGTTGAGTGGCACTTGTTGTAAACGACAGAGTCAAAGAGACTACTACAACTACAGGGACAGGGACAGTCACTTTAGCTGGTGCCGTATCTGGGTTTGAGACTTTTGCTGCTGGTATAGGGAACAGTAATACTACATATTATTGTATTCAATTAGGAACAGAGTTTGAAGTAGGTCTAGGTACTTTAGCAAGTGATAGTTCAACTCTTGCTCGTACTACAGTTATATCAAGTTCTAACAGTGATAGTGCTGTTAACTTTTCTGCAGGAGCCAAATTTGTATTCTGTACGTTACCTGCTAGTAAAACTCCTATATTAGACGCAAGCGGAGATGTTACACTTTCTGGAACCTTATCGGCTAGAGAGTTAGAGTCATCTAATGGTATAATTGCAAACAATGAAACAGTTAGTGCTAATTATACTTTTCCTACAAACTATAATGCTATGAGTGTAGGACCAATAACAATAGCAAGTGGAGTAACAGTAACCGTCCCTAGTGGACAAAGATGGGTGATATTATGACATGTAAAATAAATGCAGATACAAGTAGTGGACTACAATTAGAATCAGATACAAGTGGGTC